CTGCCCAATGGCGAAACGGCCAGAGAGATAAAGGTGGGCAGTATGCCATGGCTATGGCGGTGTATGCGGGAGAGTTACATCAAGCAGCCCAGCTACAAGGCTTAGATCTAAAGAAATTCTACGGCGACGACTATGTGGATATTGGTGCATTCCAGCGCGATACTGGTAGCTGGGAGGATTACAAGAAACTCGTTGCGACTGGAGTAGGTGCCTGGGACGATACGCGGACAGAAATATCCCATCTAGCCGCTGGATACCGCGGCATACAGATGACTGAACTGCAGCCCGGTATGCCAGACTTCAATAAATTCTTTGACCAACGAGAAGATTACGAAGCCATGGTCATTGAACGGTACGGCGATGATATGTGGACGGACATAGAAAGAGATCTTACATCGTCTATGACATCGACAGAATTTGAATACTACAACGACATGAAGCACATCCGTGAATATTGGGATATTTCTAGAGAGTTCACAGACCGTATTCCTGATACATTCGAACCTATATGGACAGAATATTTGGACGGAAGCCAGACTGCGCGTATGGTCATGAAGAGCGACCCTTTCAAAGGAGGAGTAGTCTCCTACATCCAGAAGCAGGTCGATGTGCAACGCCAAATATATCGCAAGACGCACCCTGCAATGGATGCGGTATACATTAAGTGGGGATATGCCGAGACTCCGGTAACGTACGATGGCATCCGCATGAAACTGTGGTTGCTCACGAACTTCAAGGATAACGACCAGAGTGCCAGTCAGGAGCCAGCTGATGTCCAGTGATGACGCATCTTATATCCGTTGCTCTACGTGCAATACGAAGTTAGCGGAACAGTTGAATGGCTCGGCTGTTTTCACTTGCCGCCGATGCCACCAGTTAATATATATAGATACTGGGTACAGTAAGCATAGGAATCTAAGAATATTGACAGACAAACAAGAGAATGGTACCGTTTCAGCACCGCACCCGATGTGATGTGTTGTGAAGTGGGGTGCGAGTGCGCAGAGTCGCCGTTTTAACGGCGGCTCTTTTTTTGTGAGGTATCACATGGCTGACGAAGAAGCGGTCTCTCAAGTTGGCGGCAGTCAACAAGACAACCCGCTAGAGGCGACTGAACCTCAACCCTCTGGTACGCCAGACCATCAGGCTCAGTTAGAGGAACGCGATGCTGAGATTGCGAAGCTGAGGAACGACTTAAAGGCAAACAATGGTCGGCGGGGCCGACAGAACCAAACGGAGCAACTCCTCCTCGGACAAGGCAATGACATCAGGTCGATTAATAACCGACTGGATGCCCTAATGAAAGCCATGAGTTCGGGGGATACGGATAACCTCCCAGCGGAACTATCAGCTATACAAGAGCAATCAGCACAAACTCAGGCCACTATCAATTATGAAACAACGTGGACTGAACTGTCGCAGGAACTGGTGGATAGTGTTGCGGATGTAGATGGCGACCCGATGCTTGATATCCATAACTCACCAGAGCTTGAAGCAGTACGCGAGATGTGGACACAGGCGCACAATCGTAAAGATGTCGCTGGCTTGCATCGCGCAATCGCGGAGTCTCAGAAAGTGGCTCGTAGGATTGAACGCCAACAACACAGGCAGAATATTCCTAAACTTGTAGACACTGAAGAAGAGACAACGGAATTTGATTTAAGTACCGGACCTTCTGCTGGCGGAGCTGGTATGTCCGATGATCGCTGGATGCGTGATGTATACGGGAACTCCGAATACACTGCGAGTCCGGAAGATCATGCCCGGGCATCTAAGATCCTAGGCGGAGGCCGACGTTAACAAGGAGAGTCTTCGATGGCTGTAGGCGATACAATCACACAATCGCTCGCCGATAGCTTGCCCACAGTTGTGGCAAGTGCGCGGCAAACGCGTGAATTTGAAGGTGTCATGCCTAACTTGGTAGACAAAGTTACCCTTTCTGAGGGTACTGGTACCAGTTGGCGTGAGGTCACGATGGCGCAGCTTACTGCCCAGACCGTGACAGAAACTACTCGGCTGGACAACCCACAGCAAATGAGTGATACGTTGCTGACTATCACCCCTACTGTGGTTGCCATCCAAACCCTGATTACTGACCGCGTTGCATCCCGCATATCTTCGACTGCATACGCCAAGGTCGGTAACCTGGCCCAGAACGCCATCCAACGTAAGAAGGATGAAGACGGTCTGACTGTTCTGGACGGAGCTACCAATGAACTGGCCGGTACGGGCACAACGCTCACCAGTGGTCATATTGCTGCTGCGGGTCACCGTATTACCAGCAATGCTACTGAGCCGGGCAATGAGCCTATCAGAGCTGTCCTGCACGGGTTCCAGATCAAGGACCTGTTCGATGAGATCACAGCCGGTGTTGGTACTTACAACCTGCAAGAAGGTCCGACTGCTCGGGTCTTCGCAGAGAAGTACCAAGGCATGATCGCCAACGTCCAGGTCTATGAAGATGGGAACATTTCCATCGACAGCGCCAACGACGCCAAAGGCGGCGTCTTTGCTCAAGAGGCTATCATCTTGGTGCAGGGCATCTCGCCCCACACCGAGACCCGGCGTGAGCCTCACATCGGCGGCGGTGCCACCAGCGTATTCCTCTATGATGAATATGCTTACGGTGAGCGCTCCGCAGGGAACTGGCTCTATGAGATTTACTCTGACGCCACTTCCCCAACCAGCTAATGAACGTACGGCGCACCATATGGTCTGAGGCTCATGGCCCCATACCTAAAGGGTGGGTCGTACACAATCTGAATGGACAACCTGCGGATGTGCGGCTGGAGAACCTAGCCGCCGTCCCCAGGGACAATATCTTCCTGGCAACCGCTCCCTACAGGGTGCGAATACGAAACTTAGAGCTACAGCTCAAACAAACAGGAGAATCTCATGGTTCAATCTGGTGATAGCAGACTAATGATTAGCGAGGACTTCCTCGGTGGTACTGAGGTTGGCGTCGCATCCACAACCGCGCCCCCCATCAACTGGCCCCCATACCTGACTTTCGTGGGCCAGGGGATCGCTGACAATGACTCTGGCGCAGTCATGCTTGACTCCGATGGTCTGAACGGAGTGGTGCAACTGACCACTACCAATGAAGACGTTCACTGCGCTGGCTTCCAGACTCCCGTCATGTTCGATGTGGCCCTGAACGGCACCATCGTTCTCGAAGCGCGGGTTCGTCAGGCAGCGCTCAACACTGGAGAGGTCTTCATCGGCTTCTCTGATGTGGCGACTGACCTGGCTATCATCGAAGGTGCGATCTGCCACGGTGATACCGTCACCCTCACGCTGACCGCTTCCGACCTGATCGGCTTCCTGATGGCGTCCGACCTGACCGATAACAGCGACTGGCATGGTGTCTATAACGGTGGGACCACTACCGGGCAGACTACTTCTACGTCAGTTGACTTCGACTCTGGTGCTACGGCTGGTGAATACCAGGTACTACGCCTGGAACTCTTCCCCAACGGCACCGCCGAATGGTGGGTTGATGGCGTCCTCGAGCAGACCACTACCGGCGCAGTTTCTACTTCTGTAGACCTGTGCTTGAACGTTCTGGTCGAGTCCAAGACATCAGCGGTGAAAACCCTGGACGTTGACTATATCAAGGTCTGGGCTAACCGGGACTGGACAGCCTAACCTTCAGTGACCACTAGGCGAGGCTTTCGCTACGATAGTGGTAGTTCACGGTTAGAAGTGACGGTGGACGGCACTATCGTGGCACGGTTCAATAATGTGTCTCCCAGCCTCTCCGTCGTTGACGGACTGAAGCTGGACGGCACGGTGACTTTCAATGACAGTGCCCAGTGGACCGCTAATGCCTCTGGCACTGTCACGATATCCAATGTCGCACCATCTGGTGTCGGTACAGCAACGATCAGCAAATGGCTTACTGTCACTGACGATAGCGGCACGGTCATGTATATCCCTGCGTGGACGTAGGAGATGATATGTCTCTACTCCCGGCAACCCTTGAGGTCAGCTACGACGAGTTAGC